CGAGCCATTATAGGAGCCGTTTTCGATAATCGGAATATACCGGTACGAACTCGATAACTCGCGCTGCTCTTCTGAATCGATTTTCTCGATATATTCAGCGTCCCAAAACCCAAGGCCATTATTCAGATACTCGCCGTCGAAGTTCGCGGTGCTGCCCGTACTGCCGATAATCACTTCCTTCTTCGGGTTTTCAGCGGTGACGTGGGTGTGGATGGCGAGGATCGGGATGTTGTTGAACGTGTGCGCGGCCTTCTCAAGCTCTTCTGGCGGCCGGAACACCTGATAGACCTTGTCCGGATCAAGCCCGAGTTCGTCGTACTTCGGGATTTCCCGACCCCAGTATGGATTAACGCCCGCTTTTGAAATGCGGCTGGTTTCAAGGAAAAGACGCCCATCGGTATCGGTGCGCCGCACGCTGGATTTATCGAAGGCCAGCAGAACTTCTGATTTATTCGTCTTCATCGTCCACGCCCGGGATAATCGGAGCCCCGACGCAGCCGCAGTTAATCAGTTCGCCGGGGAAAAGATATTCGCCGTCGATTTTAAGACCTTTCGTTAAATCAAAAACCTTCCCGTTTGCCTGAACGTGAGAATGTCGTGGGTTTTTACCGCCGCCGACGTGAAGCCAGCGCGCCTTCGTGACGCCGAGCGATAACTGGCGGGCGCGCGCCATTTGCGCAGTCGCCTTGTTGTTCTGGTCATTGGCGATCAGCTTCGCGCGGCGCCGGGTGACGCCAAAGCGTTCCTCCAGCTGCTCGACCAGATAGCCGACGTCACGGCCTGTGGTGATGCTGCGCATGACCAACCCCTCAACCTCGGTCGCATATTCCGACTGGATCGACTGGATGAGCGAGACGTTCTCCCGCATCAGCGCCTGGGTGACGGTGTTGGTCAGCAGCGTGTCTTTGACGGACACCGACATGCCGGTCAGCGAGACGGCGGCCTGCTTTGTGGCGTTCGTCGCGTGGCGGTCCACCTTGGAGATGAAGAAGCGCGCCAGGTCGGGCGCGCGGTCGGCGAACATCTTGCGCCACTGATTCGCGCGGCGCCGAAGCTGCGCGGCAAGATCGGCCGCCGGCGACGAGTCCTGAACAATCTCACCTTCGCGCTCCCCGTATGTGGCACGCAGCCAATACAGCGTCGAGCGGTGCATCTCGTCGATGAGCGCTTCGATTTTGCGCTGGTAGGCGATGCGGGTGGCGGCGCTTGGGCGCGCCGGCGTCATCTCGCCACGCGCTTTTCTGGCCCGGGCTGGCATTAATCCTTCTCTTCGGTTTCGTCCGGATCGCCTTCGCCGGGCGCCGCCGGCCGCTCCGGCAGGTCGTCGACGTCGAGCGATTCGTAACCGCTGTCGGGATCCTTAGCGAGACGCGCACGCTCTTCCTCGACGGAGATAACGCCGCGGTCAATATAGGCCGCAGCAGTGTCCGCGTTCGATTTTCGATTGGTCGCCTTCTCGACTTCGCTCAGCTCGTGCAGCGGCAGGAAAGCGTGCGTCAGGTCCGGATCGATCTGGCCGAACTCCGACAGCTGAATGACCTTCACGGCGACGTCGAGCGGTTGCGCGAACACGGCGCTTTGCTGGCTCGCCACATGGTCGTACCAGTTCGACTCGTCGTATTCGCCCGTGGCGTTGAATCCCTTCGGCGAGATACCGAGCAGCTTGACCGCTGGCGTGCGGCTGATTGCGGCGAGCAGTTCGAGCTGCTGCGAGACGATGTCGCCGAGACCGGACAGCGGCGTGTTCACCTGAACGAAGTCCTCGCCTTCCATGTCGAGCGTCATCAGGCCATCATTCGAGCCCATCATCGACCAGAGCAGCGCACGTGCTTTGAGCGACGTCGCATCGTCGTATCCACCGCCGTTGAGCATCTGGCTCATGTCGGTCTTCAGGATCGATGTCGAGAAGCGCTTCACGAGCTTGGCAACCGCGATGCGCACAGTATCGAACCGGTCGACGTAATCGAGCGCCATCTGTGCGAGCGGCACGCCGAAGAAGTTATACGACGGGCGCAACAGGATCGGCACCTCGTTCTGCGCGAAGCGAAGCAGCCGCGACGCGTGCACCGTGCGGCCCTGGATCATCCAGGCGTCCGGACGGTAATAGCCTTTCTTCAGCGGGTTGCTGGCGTTGTACGGCGCCGGGTAGCAGTTGATCGGCTCGATCAGGCGGAAGCCCTTGAACTTGCCCTTGGGGATCTTCGCTGAGTCGAGCGTCAGTTGGGTCATGAGTTCGGCGCGGCCGCCGTCCGTGTCCGAGTCGTCACCCATGTCGATGAAGAGCATTGCGCCGCCCATGTAGCCGGTCGTGGCCATCGCGGACTTGAAATGCTCTTTCAGTTGGTACTTCTTCGTTGCGTCGTCGAGCGCCTTCGCGCGCTCCGCATCGCTTTCTTCTTCGCCGCGACCGCCGAACTTGATCCACTTGCGCGTCATCTCGTCGGCGAGCGTCTCGACCATCGCGCGGATTAGCGGGTGCTGAGAAAGCAGCGACAGCGCGGCATAGCCGATGAAGTCAATGCCCGATAGCTGATTGAAGCCACTGCATGCGCCGATGGTGGCCGCCATGTTGTCGCACATGGAGTCCATCGCGAGTTCCTGCGGCTTGTGATTCGCCGGCAGCGTGCCGGGTGCTACCTGGGCGTGTTTGAACTTAGCCTTCCAGTCGACGTCTTCGCCCTGCGCGGATTGCATAGCCTGCAATTGATCGAGCAATGCGGGGCTGATGTTCAGACCGCGGCGCGGGCCTTCGATGGCCGGCCAACGTGGCTCGGCGCGCGGCGCGCTGTCCTGCGCGACATGAACGCGGGCGGGAGACGTGGGAAGGAGCGGCGCACCGCTGACGAGGTTTCGTAGCTTATTGAACATGGCGCGCCGCGGTGGATTTACGACAGATCGCCGGCTTTGTAATCGCCGGTCGCATTGGCGTTGGTCGACGCCTTCGAATGCAGATGCAACAGCGTGCCGATCGCAATCAGATCCTCGCGCAACTCGTCCGCCACTTCTTCTTCGAACTGGTGCAACTTCGCGAGCAGGCCGGCGAAACGATCCTTCGCTTCTGCGTGGCTATCGACGGGCACGTTCACCGTATCGCCAGCGGCCGGAATCGGAACGATCGGCGTGCCGTTGGCATCGGTGGCGAGCGACGAGGTATCGCCGGCGAGCGCCGCCGCGGAGTCCTGCCCCGAAACTTCGGAAAGCACGGGCGCGTCACTGTTCGAGACAGCAGCCGATTCCGTCGCGCCAGTAGATGCATCGGCACCGGCCGCGCCGTTTCCCGCTTCACCTGCGACGCCCGTGTCGACGGTGTCGGATTCGTTCGTTGCAGTCGTCGCAGACTGCGTCGTGCCGCTTTCTTGGCTGTTTTCCGCAGCCGAGGCACCGACGTTTGGGTCTTCGCTCGACGCGGCGCCGGCCGTCTCGTCGGACATATAAAACGGCAAAGCGGCGGCCATCGCGGCCATTAAAAGCGATTTGCGGAGGGTGCGCATTTGATTAACTCCGATAATGGGTTAAAACCCGAAAAATACCGTTCAGGCGGCCTGCATTGCTTGCAGCGCTTCGGCGGAAATGATAATACCCTGACCGCGCCCCCGAATATATCCGTCAAGGCTGTAGCGAATACCGTCAATATGGTGATTATGTTTGTCGACGATTATCGGCAATATATCCCCGGTCTGTTTATCGACCTTGTAGGAATAAAGCCCAAACTCGGCGATGGTGTGAACGCACCGCGGGTGAATCACGATTTCGTCGAAACCGCGCATCACTTCAATACCGTCCTCGACCGAGCCGCCCCATTTTTTTGCCGCGTCGATGTTGAAACCCTGTTTCGCCACCTGGCTGATCGTCTCCGGCCGCGCGCTATCGGCCTTGATCTTCCACTTGCGGGCACCGGGAATGCCTGGATACTTGAGCGTGTCCTCGGGCGTCCATTCCTTCAGCTGCGCGGGCTTTGCGCCTTCGCGACCGGCGAACAACTTCCAGATGTCCGTAGACTCGGTGTGCACGCCGTGCGCCTCGTAATCGATGTAGAGCGTATTGCCGCGCACGAAAGACCGGTTGAGCGTGGTTGGATCCTGCGCAAAGCCCCAGTCGGCGCCGAAGAAGAAGCGCACGCC